ACAAGGTTCAGCGGAAGAACCCAAACTTCCTTCAGAACGTCTCTCTCACCGGCATGACTGATATTATCATCATGAAGGCTGAAGATGCCAACGGAGAGAAGCTCTTCACGCTGGAAGATAAGCCTACGCTGATGCGTGAGCCTATGAACCTTATCACTCGGATTGCTGGGGCTATGATGTCCTCAGAGAGTGTTGATGATAAGGAAAAAAACTAAAAGCCGATCCGTTAAGGTATAATCTCATAGCCTTGGCGGATCGGCTTGGCCGTTTCATTTACGAAGTTGAGACAATCTCACTTGATGAGTATAATGAATGGGTGGCGTACTTTAAGATAGAGCGGGAGCGCGAGAAAAATGGCCGGTGAGCAGCTAGATCTTAATATTGCCGCTACCATCACCGGCATGGCCTCGTTTGATCAGGCGGCTGCTGGCATTCGTCGGGTACAGGGATCGACTGAAGCCCTGACTCAGTCGCAGCGCACGATGCGGAAGGAAACTGAGGCAGCGGCCTCGGCTATTCGCGCCCAGCGCATGGCGACAACTCAACTTGGTATGCAGTTCAGCCAGGTAGGAACGCAGATGGCGTCTGGGACGTCTGCTGGCGTGATCTTTGCGCAACAGATCGGTGACATCGGATATGCGATGTCCAATATGACTGGCATTATGGGTGTTGCTGGTCGTTTTCTGACTGGCCCACTTGGTGTCGCGTTGTCTCTTGCGGCAATGGGATTTGCTGTGCTTGGCGGCTCTGCTGATGATGCCAAGGAGTCAACGGTTGGATTTGCAGAGTACGCAAAGGCCACGATGATCACGTTTGGTCAGGCGGTGGCTCCTGTTGCGGAAATGGCTTTTGCTCCGTTTGGTCCAGCGATTGATTTTGTCAAAAAGCACATTGGCACACTGGTGACATTCACTGAAACGGCCATGAATGTTGTCATTCAGGCAATGGCTGGTGTGGCTGTTGCTGTGGTTTCAACCGTCGGTCGCCTTCCGGCCTTGATCAAGGGTGCGATCTATTCCGCCATCAATGGCGTGATCAACATGATTAATTTTGCTCAGGATGTCCTGGCTGGATTTATCAACACATCCTATGATGCGGTTAAGAAGATTTCGTCGTTTATCGGCCTTAACCTTCCTGATTATCAGATCAAATTTAAGCCGTTTAGCACGAAGGACAGCGGACTTAGCGCCACCCTTGGCGGAATAAACGATGCCATCACGAAGGCTGTGACCACAAAGTACATCGATTTTGGTAAGATTTCAGATCTTGCTCCCAGCCTTGTCAAGGCGGATGGCAAGAAGGACACAAAGAGCAAGATCAACAAAGACAAAAAAGACATCAACGAGTTCAATGATTTCGTGAATGCGAACATCACTGACACGATGAAAAATCTTGATGAGTACTCAAGGGCTTATGCGGACACGACACGCGACAATGTCAAAATCGCTGTTCAGGCGTTTGATGAGCAGCGCGCATATGAGAAAAAACTGAAGGATGCTGCTTTTGATGAAGAGCAAGAGCGCGCATTTAAGGTCATTGATGCATACAACGCCGTTGGAAATGCTGTCGCTGACAGTTTCAAGGGTATGATCACTGGCGCTCAGTCGTTTGGCGATGCGTTTAAAAACATCATCGGCAGTGTCATTGATGAGCTTTTCCGTTTGTACGTGGTTCAGCAGATTGTTGGCATGGTCAAAAGCACTCTTGGAAGTGTTTTAGGTGTTCCATCAATGACCGGTAAAGCCATCGGTGGCTCCGTCCAATCCGGCCAACCTTACATGGTCGGTGAGCGCGGTCCTGAGATGTTTGTTCCGTCGCGCAGTGGATCTATCGTCCCCAATGGCAAAATGGGTGGCGGTATCAACATCAGCGTGGACGCCCGTGGAGCATCAGATCCAGCATTAGTCCGCCAGCAGGTCGAACTCGGCATTGCTCAAGCGGCTCCATATATCATTGCAGCGGCTCAGAATCGCACTCTGAAGACTGCTGGACGTACTCGCCTTCCAGGGACAATTGGCTAATGGCTATAATCACATTCCCAAGCACACCGGCTCCGTCAGGGATGTCATGGCGCTTGGTTCAACCGGCTCAGAACAACATCTCTGGATGGACCGGAGCGCGTCAGGTGCTTGCATCAGGTCGTGGCTGGTGGGAGTGTAGCGTTTCCCTGCCTCCTATGGTTGGCGAGGCTGCAGTGGCTCCTTGGAGGTCTTTCTTCGCCAAGATGCAGGGTGCTGCGAATGACTTCCGTTTGCCGGTGAATGAGATTGCTCAATCGTCGTCTACGGCCACTCCACTGGTCAACGGTGGATCTCAAACCGGACGGAGTATTGCGACTGATGGCTGGCCGCTTTCGTCCACGGTTCTCTCCGCAGGGATGTATATCACGATTAACAACCAGTTGCTTCAGTTAACTGCGGATGTGGTCTCCAATGGCTCCGGTCAGGCGACGATCTCAGTTGCACCGGCTGTGAGGACATCTCCGGCTAACGATGCTCCAATTGAATACAAGAATCCCTATGCTCTGATGTACCTGCTTGAGGAACCGACTGTGAGCGTTGACCCTGGCTTGGTTTATTCCACCTCATTTAGCGCGAGAGAGTCCTTCTGATGTCAAATTTGAACGGCGCTGTTCAGGCGGTCATCGAGGGTCAGGTCGTCAATGCTCGTTGGGTTTGTTATCTGGATATAGACACAGATCCATTGAGGGCTACCACTGGTCTTTATAACAAGGCGTTTTCCGGCACAGGGGATGCGGATCTCGATGGATACACCTTTGAAAGTTACCCTGCTGAACTGATCTCAGTTTCAGAGGTACAGCACGATGAATCTGGCTCCAATCAGGTGTCGGTTTCAATGTCAGGTCTTGTTGTGAACAATGAGGCGTTTCTAAATCTGATTGGAGACCGGACAAAATGGCAGGGTCGCACTGCGCGTCTCTGGTGGTATGTTGTTGATGAAAACGAGGCGCAGATTACGTCAAGCGTTTACGGTTATTACACCGGATATATGAACGATATCACGATCAACGGAAGCCCTGATCAGCAGTCGATAACGATGACGATTGAGCATTATCTGACCACGCTTACGGTTACGTCAAATAAGACATATGCCATGCAGAGGGAATTTGACTCCGGAGACTATTCTGCTGATGCGTCAGTTGCAGTTGCCAATGGGACTTCCGGTGCCAATGTAGCATCAGTGCAGAGCTATGGGTCGCCTGGACAATTTAGTGGAACAGGCAGGATTATGGATATGCAACTTGTCTAGCAGGGTTTCTGATTGGGAATCCGCTCTTTCTGCGTATCTTATGTCAAAGAGAAATGAGCCATTTGAATACGGCTCAAATGATTGCTGTTTGTTCGCCGCTGGAGCGGTTGAAGCCATTACCGGTGAGAACCCGATCCCTGAGTTTATTGGTAGTTACGATAGCCTGAAGACATCCATAAAGGCGCTCAAAACCATTGGTGCTGGAACACTTGAAAAGACGATGGATGCAAAGTTTAGCGAGATCCAGATTGGATATGCTCAGACAGGTGACTTAGCATTCCATGATGGCAGCATTGGTGTTATTATAGACGCAGACGCTCTGTTTGTGAGCGATGATGGCCTTGTCCGCATATCGCGTGATAAATGGTCCAAGACATGGAGCGTTGGTCGTGGGTAAAGTTCTCAAGTCTCTTGCGATTGCCGCTGTTATTATTGGTGTTGGATTTGCCACTGGTGGGATTGGTTTTCTCCCTGGCTTTACCGCTGGTGCTGCTGGTGCTGTTGGAACGGTCACGGTTGGAGCCGCAATAACCACAACGGCCTTTGGCAGCGCACTTATCGCAATGGCGGTTGGTACCGTTCTTGCTGGTGTCCAAGCTCAGTTGTTTGGCCCTAAAATGCCCAAGGCTCAGGCAACTCGCCTTAACCCAACTCTAGATCCATCCGCATCGCGCAAGATCGTCTTTGGTGAAACGGCGATGAACACTGACGTCAGGTATTTTGAACCGTCAGGGACGGATCAAGAGTACATGGATTACATCATCGCAACGTCTGCTCATGCGGTAGAGTCGATTGATGAGATCTGGTTTGAGGATCGTATCGCATGGTCCTCGGCCACTGGTGTTGATGCTTTCTATACCGGATATCTCACCGTTGCCACGGTCCTTGAGGGAACATCAGCAAACTACATCAGCATCAACGGCGGAGCCAAATGGGGTTCGACACGCCGGTTGACCGGATGTTCTTATGTTCATATCCGGCTGAAGCGTACGGGTACAGCAAGCAAGGTTGACTCACCGCTTGTTAATGGCCTCCCAAGCCGTGTCACCATTCGCGGTAAGGGTGCAAAGATCTATGATCCGCGTCTCGATAGCACCGTAACAGGTGGCTCTGGATCTCAGCGCGCAAATGACCAGACCACATGGGGCGTCTCACAGAGCGGATATCGCGACAATCCTGCGCTTCAGCTTCTTTGGTTTCTCTTGGGCTGGAAGATCGGCGGGAAGCTTTCCGTTGGTTGCGGTGTTCCTCCGGCTCGAATTGATCTGGCATCATTCATCACGGCTGCAAATATTTGCGACGAAGCCATCACCTTAGCTGCCGGTGGAACACAGCCACGTTACCGCACAGGCGGTGTGGCTAGTGACTCTGATCAGCGCATGGAAATCATCCAGATCTTCCTGTCCGCTATGAATGGAACCATGCGCGATAGCGGCGGTAGGCTGGCCGTTGTTTGCATGAAGAATGACCTTGCGTCTCCGGTTCTGGAATTTACGGATGATGATATCATCGGTGATTTCACATGGAACCAGACACGCGGTCTGGATGAAAGCTTCAATGCAATCCACGGAAAGTACACAGATCCGTCCAATAACTCACTCTATCAGGCAGTCGAATATCCTGTTCAGTCGCTGACGTCTGTCGATGGAATCGAGCGGATGCAGACCTTTGACCTTCCGTATGTTCAGGAGGGCCGTCGCGCACAGCGTATCGCAAAGCAGGTTCTTCAGCGCGCTCAGTACAAAGGGATCTTCAGCGCAACCTTCAATATGAAGGCTCTCGGTTGCCAGGTCGGCAACTGCGTATGGATTGACTTTGAACCGCTCGGCTGGGCCAACAAACCGTTTAGAGTTTTGTCTCAGGGTATCAGCAACACCGGCCTAGTTCCTATGACCATGATTGAGGAAAATGCGGCTATCTACGCATGGGATAGTGATGAGAGTGCCTTGGTGACTCCTGTTGCTCCTACGATTTACGACTCAGCAAATAGTCCATATATCCTCGCTATCTCTGATGCTCAGGCTGCGGCTGATGGTAAGATTGTAAGCTTCTTCCAGCCATCTGCACCAACCGCAGAGGACACTGGAGATATCTGGTTTGATACAGATGCTGGAAATAAGATGTACCGTTGGAGCGGAAC